CAAAAAAAAACGAGTATAGTAAGATAGTAAAAGAAGATACGCAAATCAAGGCGAACAAAGCAAATTTATTAAGATTAAAGTATGATGTATCTGTAAAAGATATTGCTTTTATACTTGATTTAAGTCAGTCAAGAATTAGAGAATATTTAAGAGAATTATAATTTAAAAAAATGAGATCAACACAACTACATTACGAGAACGGGAAAGGGTACGACATTATAGACGTGTGTAAGGATTACGCCCTTAATTTTAACAAGGGTAACGCAATGAAATACATTGCACGATCCGGAAAAAAAGATAATGAATTAAAAGACCTGCGAAAAGCAATTGACTATTTACAACGAGAAATTGAATATTTAGAACAGGCGCAAAAAGAATCATTAAAGCAAACAATAGATAGGTAAAAACTAAAAACAAACAAAAATGACAGCAGAAGTATTTGACGACGATTTACACAACTACTTAAAAGAAAACGAATTTGAATGTGATCTTTGCGGAAAGCCACAGGATCACGAAGGGTATTGTTCTGAAACTTGCCGAAGGGCTGATTATCTTTAAGTAAATTTAATTTTATTTTTTTATCACAAAAACCATTCGTTTAGGCGTTTGGTTTTTTTTGTTTACTTTTATTAAATGAACAATTCAGAATTTGGATGTTTTGCCGAATATTTATTTTCAGTTAAGGCAATGGAAAACGGTTTACATGTTTCTTTCCCTTTGTTAAATACTTCGGTTTATGACTGTATTGTTGAATCAGAAAAAGGACTTCAAAAAATACAAATAAAAGCAATCGACGAAAGCAAAAGAACTAAAAACCAAATAATGGTAAAAAACGGTAGTAATAAATACTATAAAAAAAAAGACATTGATTTTTTTGCGTTTTATTCTAAAAAATTCGAGGGGTTTTTTATTGTAAAAAATGAAGGTGATTTAAAATGTTTTACGCCTTCACTTAAAAAATATTCAAAAAATTTTAATAACTTTGCATTGTTATAATTTTTTATTATTGTTTTCAAGCTAAAAAAGCGCCGCAAATTAATGTGGTGCTTTTTTTTTATCTTTACAAAAATATTTTAGATTATGAAACTAAAACTGAAACAGTCAATTTTAAGAAACGGCAAAAGATTAAATGAAGGCGAAATTTTAGAGTTAGAAAACAAAATTGCTAAAGTTTGGATAAAAAAAGGTTTAGCAAAAAAAGTGAATAAATCTAAATTCGAAACAAAAGAATTAAAAACTGAAATTTTAGAAATCAAAAACGATGCGACAAATTAAAATAAATTCACAAGAAGGAAACGAAATTTTGACTGCGCAAGACGTTAAAGATTACGTTCGTATTGATACGGCTTCAGATGACAATCTGATTTCAAAAATGATTATACAGGCACGTATTTGGTGCGAAAACTACATATCAAGAGATATAATTTCAAAAAATAGAACGTATTATTTAGACAGGACCAACGGAATTTTTGACATTCCATTTGCGCCGGTATCAAGTATTGAACAAGTTTCAATTGACGGAACCATCACAGCAAACTATGAAATTTTAGGTTTAAATAATGAAAGTATTGAATTGGATCAAGGTTCAGCGGAAAAAGTTAAAATTACTTATGTAACGGAAGGAATTAACGACGAACTTGTAAAGCAAGCAATGTTACAATTAATTTCAACGTATTACGACAATAGGGCTAATTTTATGGAAGGTAATTTTTCAGAAATACCAACTTCGACAATAAAAATATTAACGTCTTATAAAGCAATGTTTATATGATTGACGCCGGAAAATTAAATTCAAAAATAAGTATAAAACGTTTAGTAAAAGTTTCTGACAGTTTTGGAGGTTTTAATTCAACGACTTCTGAGATCGCAACTGTTTGGTGTAATTTAAAAGAGATTAGCGGCGAAATAAACGAGAAATTTGGAAAACGTGAACAAGACGTTCAAATTGAAATTATAATGCGTAAGAATACCGCAGATTTAATTCAAATAGGCGATATATTTACAATTGAAGGCGGAACTCAAAAATATAGAATAAACGAAAAGTTCGAATTGAATCTTGATTTTTATGTAAAACTAAAAGCAACAAAAACAGAATAAAGATAAATGCAAACCAATTACGTTAAAATAAATAGTACTGATTTGCGAAGTTTAAATAAAAAACTTAAAAATTTACGCCAATTAGACAAACGAGGGTTTTCCAAAGAACTTGGAACAACTGCACTTGATATTGTTCGAATGGCGCAAAAGAATGTTGTTGTTGATAAAGGGGCGTTAAAACAGTCGATAAGATCTGAAGTACAAAACAAAAACGCTTCAATTGTTGCGGGTGCAAAATATGCGCCTTATGTTGAATTTGGAACGGGGCGTTATGTTGATTTAACTGATTTAACTGAATTAGGTATTCCGGAAAGCTACGCCGCACAATTTAAAGGCAAAGGAATTAAGGAGGTTAATTTACCGGCAAGACCTTTTTTTTATAACAGCGCAAGAATTGGTTTGAAAAATTTACTAATTAGATTAAACGAACGAATAAAAAAATCAATAAAATAATGTTAGAGGCAATACACTATTTAAGAAAAGGAATCATTGAAAAATTATCAGGAAACGTTTTAATAAATGGCGTTTCGGTTCCTATTTATGGACGTGTTCCAACTAACGCAAATTATCCGTTTATTAGAGTTTATTCCGTTTCAAACGACGAAACAGATCAAAACCAAACTTCGTACAATATGGAAACGTTAACACGTATTGAATGCGTTACAAGGTTTTCAAGTGATGACGGGGGCGAATTGGATTGTAATTTAATGGTTTCGCAATGTTTACAGCAGTTAAGAACACGATCACAAAATTATATTGATTTAAGCGCCAACGGTTTTAACATTTATACAAGTCAAAACGAAGGAGTAAAGTATTTAGAAGAAGATTTAAAAGACTTTACTTATTACAGGGCAATAATAGAATTGTCCAATAAAATACAACAAATTGATTCTGTTGGCGGTTTACAAATTGAATTGCAAAACGATTTACAATCTTAAAATCAAAAAAAATGGCTAAAATAAATTTTCAATCAAAAATTGACAATCAAATTTCAGAATTGCCTGAAATTAACAAAGTTACAGCGGCAAACGTAAACGAAATAAAAACTTCTGTAAATTCTTTGTATGATGACAAGGGCGGATTTGCTTTTTATGAAGATCAATTAACTGAAACAACGCCTGTTGTAATTACTTCAGAAACTTGGACAGATCTAACAAACGACAGTCTTGGAAGTGGAACACTAACAACCTACAAACCTGGATATGTTACGGGCAACTTATGGAATAGCGCCAACAATTCGGTTTTAGTTAATGAAGTTCCAAACGGTAAAATAATTCTTATAAGAACAGATTTCGAATATACTGCCGGATCGTCAAACCAACATATTGACGCAAGGATTTATTTTCCTGACATACAAAAAGAATTGCATTTTCTACATGGCGATTTAGGTTCTGTACATGGTGCGCATCATTTTGTTAATACAATGCAATTTTATAAAGATTCAAATATTGAAACTTCAGGAGCAAAAATTCAATTTAGATCAAGCGGAAACGGAACCTTGAAAATAAACAACTTTTTAATAACAATACTAACTTTTTAAATTATGAAATTAAAGGGGTGGCAAAAGGTTAAAGATTTATTCTGGTATTCAGATTCGGAACCAAACGAAGTACTGATTGCATTTTGTCACGTTGTGGCTTTGCCTTCAGCTATGATAGTTGAATTTCACAATCCAAACCCCGTTTTCATTTTAGGAGGTGTTTTAAGCGGTTTATTTCAACTATGGGCGGTATTATATAACGGAAGGCTAAAGTATCGCTTAATCGCTGTACAAATAGCATCTATAATTGCAGTAATGACAGTTATTAATCTGTGTTTAGCGGGTTTAATGGAAGGTAGCCGGATAGGTTGGTGTATTATATTGATGTTCGCATTTTGGAACACGATTCGAGTATTTAAAGAAAAAATTGAACGAAATGGATAATTACATACAAATAATAGTTACAATTATTGGCGTTTTAGGATCGGCATCAATTTGGAAGTACCTCGAGGCAAGGTTAAAATCTAAAAGTGAAAATAAAAAAATACAACTACAAAACAACGACGGCGTGCAATATAGGGACGATTTAAAAAACAGAGTTAGAAATTTGGAGTCAATGCTTGCGAACAGTTCAAACGAAAAAGACGAATTACGAAAACAAGTTTTGGACTTGGTGGCAGAAGTAAACACTTTGCGCGTTAAAGTTGAATTTTTAGAAAAAGAAAACGAACGTTTAAAAAATAAATAATGAAACTAACCAAAAATTTTAGTGTTTCGGAATTTGAATGTAATTGCGGGAGTTGTTCAATGGACGGCGAAATTTTAAAAAACGTTTCACAGTTAGCAAAACAATTACAGATTTTAAGAGATAAAATAAAAAAACCTATTAAAATAAATTCCGGGTATAGGTGTGAAAATTACAACGATAATATTGTAAAAGGCGCCAAACGTTCGCAACATAAATTTGGAAAAGCAACGGATATAGTTGTAAAAGGAATTGCAGCAAAAGAAGTTTATAAAATAGTTTGTGAAATGATCGAACAAAAGAAACTTTTTTTTGGCGGCGTTGGAAAATACAATTCGTTTACGCATTTAGATATACGAGAAAATAAAGCCCGTTGGGATTATTCAAAAAAATAAAATTATGAGCGATAAAAAAAAATTTAATGAAACGAAAGTAGGTCAATTTATATTAAAAAAATTGCCGGGTTTTGTTACTAAAATATTGCCTGAAAAAGGTGTTTTAAGCATTGTTAAGAACTTAATTCAAAACGACACAAGTCTAACATCTGAAGAAAAAAAAGAACTACAAAAAGATTTAATCGAAATATATAAGTTAGAAATTTCTGATCGTGATTCAGCAAGAAAACGAGAAGTTGAAAAAGCTAAAACCGGGGGTTTTGATTTTATGTTTAATTTTACCGGGTTTATTGGTTTAGGCGCCTTTGCTTTTATCATTTACGCAATTGTGTTTTTAGAAATACCGGAATCAAATAAAGAAATTTGGATTCATTTAATTGGTATATGTGAAGGAATTGTTTTATCAATTTTCGGGTACTTTTTTGGATCAGCAGTAAGAAAAAATAAATAATACTTACAATTTTGTAATTTTGTTAAAATAATTTTAAAATGGCATTATCAGAAAATCCTAAATTGGCGCTTATTCCAAGCGGTTACAAAGAAAATAAAATTTATTCCGTATTACCGAGTGATGGTGTAGGAGATTTTGACTTTACACGTAATAGTTCAGCAACAAGAATAAATAAAAGCGGACTAATAGAAACAGTTTCAGCACATGTACCAAGACTAAACTATCCTATGATTGATGGTGTTGTAAGTGGATGTCCAAGTCATATTTTAGAACCATTAAGAAGAAATATTGCTCTTTATAGTAGTTCTTTTGATAATTCTTATTGGAATAAAAATCGTTCAACAATTATTTCTGATAATATTATTTCGCCTGATGGTACACAAAACGCTGATAAGTTTTTAGAAACAACAGATAACAATAGTCATAATATAACTAAATTAATTAGTGATAATACAGGAAAAAACCTTTCTGTTAGTGTATTTATGAAAAAAGCTGAAAGGAATTACGGCGTAATTTATGTTGGTAGTGGTCCTGGAAAAGGGGTTTTATTTGATTTAGAAGATGGTGTAATTGTAAAAAATATTGGATTAGCTCCTAATTGGAAAAAAATAGAAGATTATGGCAATGGATGGTATAGGTGTTCAATGGGTTATACCTCAACAGACGGAAGTAGTGAAGTTACTTTTGGTATAGCTAAAGATAGTACAGGTAACTCTTCTTATGTTGGGGATGCTTCAAAAGGTATCTACATCTGGGGAGCACAAGTAGAAGATAGTGGCATCGGAATTAATGCAGATTATGTATCTTCATACATTCCAACCACAACATCAATTACTACTCGTTCAGCAGAAACAGCTAATGGTTCAGGAGATGCAGCTACTTTTAATGATAGTGAGGGAATTCTATATGTTAATATAGCTTCGAATTCAAATACCTCATCAAATTATGATGGTATATCTATATCAGATGGAAGTTCAAGTGATAAAGTTCAATTATATTTCACACCTACATCTAACCAACTTTATTATATAGTCGTATCTGGTTCAAATAATCAAGCAGTAGGTTTTGTTACACTTAATGATGCAACACAATTTAACAAGGTAGCTATAAAGTATAAAGCTAACGATTTTGCTTTTTGGGTTAATGGGTTTGAATTACTTACAGACACAAGTGGTATCGCACCAATTGGTTTAGACACATTAAATTTTGATAGTGGAACAGGTGGTAATGATTTCTACGGAAACACTAAACAAATACAATACTACGACACAGCATTAAGCGATACAGATTTAGAAACATTAACTTCTTGGGTTAGCTTTCAAGAGATGGCTGAAGGACAATTATATACAATAGAATAGATATGGCACAAAAACTTAAATTTGGCAGCGGGACTTGGGCGACTAAAGAAGGTTCTACGT